CTGAGCCCGCAGATGCTCTATTTCTCGCTCATCTTCTTCGATCTTTTCTTCGGCACGTGCCAGTGCAGAGCGCAGGAAGGCCTCCGTCTCTTCAACCAGACTCAGTTGCTGGTCTTTCTGACGGAGGGCTTCAGCCTGCTCAGAGAGCAGCCTTTCCAGCTCAGCGATGCGAATGAGGTATTTCTGACTCATGGCCGTTTTTATAATCCGGCCCGGCGTTTTTTACAACATTGTCAGTGCGTTAAGGCGGGATGTTTTTGGCTGACGCCAGTCCAGCTTATCGAGGAGCATTGCCAGTTGCGAGCGGGTAATGGATATCTTACCGTCACGCACCGCAGGCCAGATAAACTGACCTTCCTCAAGGCGTTTGGTGAACAGGCACAGACCATCAGCATCAGCCCACAGGATTTTAATCGTGTCTCCCCGTCGGCCACGGAAGATAAACAGGTGACCGGAGAAGGGGTTATCATCCAGCACATGCTGTATCTGCTCCCCCAGACCGTTGAAGGATTTACGCATATCAGTAACGCCGGCAACGAGCCAGATACGGGTACCTGATGGGAGTGAAATCATCGTCCCCTCCCGGTCAGCTCACGGATCAACACCGTGAGCAGCTCTGGTGAAGGATTTTCCAGCATCATTTTACCGTAATGGAATTCCACATGGCAGGAAGCTGCACAAGCAACTGATAATGCCTCCGGAGCAGGAGCATCTGTAGCACAGCGAGGGGGGTCGATAAGTTCCACTGGAACCAGAGTCGGAGAGGCCGGAAAAGATTGTGATACTGTAGGGCCTACAATAGTTGGAGGCATTCTACGAGAAATACGTCCTTCTCTTTGCCAGAGGCGTAGCCATTTAAAAATCAGGTTGTTATCAACGCCATGTTCCCGGGCCAGTTGTGCAACATTGGCATTTGGTTTCGAAGCCAGTTCAACCATATGAAGTTTAAATTCATTAGAAAATATCCGGCGGGTTCCGGAGCGCCAGTCTGTAGGTTTATCCATCAATAGAACTCCGTCTAATTTAGAAGGAGCTCTAATTTAGTCTGCAAGGAGCAGGTGTTACAGACGGCATTGGCTTTACGCTTACAATGCTTTCGCATGGTGCTTAAACCGTGGTGCGAGAGACGCAGTCTTTCCCAGAATGCACTCAGCCACATGTGGTACAGCGAAATCAGTGAATACCTCATCAGCAGGGGTAAAACGTTCGCCACTCCAGCTTGGGTAAAAGATGCTCTCAAACACACATATCTCGGTTATGAAACCAAAGACCTGGTTGATGTCGTAACCGGTGATATCACCACTATCCAGTCGTTACGCCATACCTCCGATCTTGATACCGGAGAGATGTATGTCTTCCTGTGTAAGGTTGAAGCCTGGGCGATGAATATTGGTTGCCACCTGACTATTCCACAGAGCTGCGAGTTCCAGCTGCTGCGCGACAAGCAGGAGGCGTAATGGCTACACCGCTTATTCGTGTCATGAACGGACACATCTACAGAGTACCAAATCGTCGTAAGCGTAAACCTGAGCTGAAGCCATCCGAAATACCAACACTGCTCGGATATACCGCCAGCCTGGTTGATAAAAAATGGTTGCGACTGGCAGCAAGGAGGAGTCATGGCTGATTTGAGAAAAGCAGCGCGTGGTCGGGAATGCCAGGTAAGAATCCCTGGCGTATGTAATGGCAACCCTGAAACGTCTGTACTGGCACATATCCGGCTGACTGGATTGTGCGGCACCGGTACGAAACCGCCAGACCTGATTGCCACCATTGCATGTTCTGCCTGCCACGACGAAATCGACCGCCGCACTCATTTTGTCGATGCTGCATATGCAAAAGAATGCGCGCTGGAAGGTATGGCGAGAACACAGGTTATCTGGCTGAAAGAGGGGGTTATTAAGGCGTGAATACCTACAGCATCACATTACCCTGGCCTCCGAGCAATAATCGCTATTACCGCCATAATCGCGGGCGCACGCACGTCAGCGCAGAGGGGCAGGCATACCGCGATAACGTCGCCCGAATCATTAAAAACGCAATGCTGGATATCGGCCTGGCTATGCCTGTGAAAATCCGCATTGAGTGCCACATGCCGGATCGCCGTCGCCGTGACCTGGATAATCTGCAAAAAGCCGCTTTTGACGCACTCACTAAAGCAGGTTTCTGGCTGGATGATGCTCAGGTCGTTGATTACCGCGTTGTGAAGATGCCTGTTACCAAAGGTGGGAGGCTGGAACTGACCATCACCGAAATGGGGAATGAATGATGTTTGAGTTTTATATGGCAGAACGTCTTCGCCACCGCTGGGGGCGTCTGCGCTTATATCGTTTCCCCGGTTCTGTTTTGACCGATTACCGAATACTGAAGAATTACGCCAAAACCCTGACAGGAGCAGGAGTATGAAGTCAGAGATAACAATCAACTAATACTGTTTTGTTGATTTTTGCTTGTAATTGGCGTTCTGGTCTGATTTTTGTGGAGTAAGTTGATGCGTGATATTCAGATGGTTCTTGAGCGTTGGGGAGCGTGGGCGGCTAATAATCATGAAGATGTGACCTGGTCGTCCATTGCCGCCGGTTTTAAGGGATTAATTACTTCAAAAGTAAAATCTCGCCCGCAATGTTGTGACGATGACGCGATGATCATTTGCGGGTGCATGGCCCGTCTGAAAAAGAACAACAGCGATTTGCACGATTTATTAGTAGATTATTATGTAGTCGGTATGACATTCATGTCACTGGCAGGTAAGCATTGCTGCTCTGATGGTTATATCGGGAAAAGGTTACAGAAGGCTGAGGGCATAATTGAAGGGATGTTAATGGCATTAGATATCCGGTTAGAGATGGATATCGTTGTTAATAACTCTAATTAATACGCCAATTATTTACTAAAAGTTATTAAAAATGGGGCGTTGAAACGCCCCCAAAAATAAAGGGTAATATATAACAGAAGGTTTGTATAGTTAGAAGCAAGGTTGTGCTTCTAAAGGAAGTGGCTTGAGGGAGCCACTTATATGTTGGGGAGGCAAAGCCTCCCACAACATATCTTTTAGTAATCAAATTAGAACTGGTAAACCATACCTACAGCAACGATATCATCGGTAGCAACGCCAGATGCTTTCGTGAAATCGCTCTTATCAATCAGGTTGATTTTGTAGTCAACAAAAGTGGACATATTTTTGTTGAAGTAATAGGTTGCACCTACATCAACATATTCAACCAGGTCCTGATCACCCCAAACACCCAAGTCTTTTCCTTTAGAATGCAGGTAAGCAACGGATGGACGCAGGCCGAAGTCGAACTGATATTGTGCAACAGCTTCGAAGTTTTGTGCTTTGTTGGCAATATGGTTATTACCAAAAACAGTCATGTTCTGGGTTTCAGAATAGGTGGTAGCCAGATAGATGTTGTTCGCATCATATTTCAGACCAGCTGCCCATACTTCAGCATTTTGACCAGATGCATTCAGGCTGTTGTTACCGTAGATAACCTGATTATTAGTGCGGTCAGATTTAGCATAGGTTGCACCTACACCGAATCCTTCATACTCATAAGTAGTGGAGAAACCGAAACCATCACCATTAGCTTCAGTTACGTCAGTGCGGTCATTTTTACCCTGATACTGAGCAGCAAAGTTCAGACCATCAACCAGACCAAAGAAGTCATTGTTACGATAAGTTGCAACACCTGTGGTGCGACCAGTCATGAATACATCTGTTTGGGTCCAGGTATCGCCACCGAATTCTGGCAGAACGTCGGTCCATGCACCAATATCGTATGCTACACCGTAGTTACGGCCATAATCGATGGAGCCGTAGTCACCGAATTTCAGGCCAGCGAAGGCAAGACGGGTTTTATCTTTGGAGGAACCTTGAGATTCAGCGCGGTTGCCTTTGAATTCATATTCCCACTGACCGAAACCAGTCAGTTGATCGTTGATTTGGGTTTCACCTTTGAAGCCAAGACGGGCATAAGTAGTATCACCATCATCTGCATCATTAGAGGAGAAGTAGTGCTTAGCATTAACTTTCCCGTACAGATCCAGCTTGTTACTGTCTTTATTATAAATTTCAGCTGCCTGAGCAGACATCGCCATCAGTACTGATGCAGCTACAGCAGAAATTGCCACTGTTAATTTTTTCATCGTGAGCCCTTTTTTTGAACTATTATTAAAAAATGATGTCACTGCGCGATAAATATTCATCTAATCAATGTGATTATTTCAAGATGTAAGTTTTGGTTTCTCATTTGATTTGTGAAGTAGATCTCTATTTTTATCTGAACTTTTTCTATCGAATCCTATTCATGGCTCTTGGCTGAATAAAAATAAATCTATTAGCCAATTTATATTAATGGCTGTTATTTATAAGTGCTCTATAATTTGAAGATTCAATTTAAACCAGCTAAAAATAACGCTGGAAATTATTTGTTGGTTATTTGTTGAGATTTGCTTATGTATTTGTAGTGGTGTTTTCAATACTCGGTAGCATTCTCGCAAATATCATTTAGTGGTTTACGTACGTAAAAAATTGGTTATGCTGTTAAGAGTGGTTACTTCGTCACACAGCTTAAACCCGCCGTCGAGCGGGTTTTTCCATTTTTTGAGTCTCGATATTAGCTGATAACCCAATACCTGAGTTATTCACTGACTCCGAGTCTGTTACGTTTCTGCTTTTTTGCGATACGTTGTATTCCCTCAATTTACACCCGCTTTGTCTGCGAGGTGGGGTTATGAAATCCATGGATAAGTTAACAACGGGTGTCGCCTATGGCACCTCAGCAGGTAGTGCCGGTTACTGGTTTTTACAGCTGCTCGATAAAGTCACGCCCTCACAGTGGGCAGCAATAGGTGTGCTGGGTAGCCTGGTATTTGGCCTGCTGACGTACCTGACAAACCTTTATTTCAAGATTAAAGAAGATAAGCGCAAGGCTGCGAGAGGTGAATAATGCCTCCATCATTACGAAAAGCCGTTGCTGCTGCTATTGGTGGCGGAGCAATTGCTATAGCATCAGTGTTAATTACTGGCCCAAGTGGTAACGATGGTCTGGAAGGTGTCAGCTACATACCATACAAAGATATTGTTGGTGTATGGACTGTATGTCACGGGCATACAGGAAAAGACATCATTCTCGGTAAAACGTATACCGAAGCAGAATGCAAAGCCCTCCTGAATAAAGACCTTGCCACGGTCGCCAGACAAATTAACCCGTACATCAAAGTCGATATACCGGAAACAATGCGCGGCGCTCTTTACTCATTCGTTTACAACGTGGGTGCTGGCAATTTCAGAACATCGACGCTTCTTCGCAAAATAAACCAGGGCGATATCAAAGGCGCATGTGATCAGCTACGTCGCTGGACATATGCTGGCGGTAAGCAATGGAAAGGTCTCATGACTCGTCGTGAGATTGAGCGTGAAATCTGTTTGTGGGGTCAGCAATGAACAGAGTAACCGCGATTATCTCCGCTCTGGTTATCTGCATCATCGTCTGCCTGTCATGGGCTGTTAATCA